CTCCGTCTAGAATCCTTAAAGTTGCTATTGCCATGATCAATAATAATATCCCCGTCGCCAAGTAATGGTAGTAACTCATTTAATGTGTCCTCTACTAATTCTGCAGGAATAACAAGTTGAAAAATACCAGGAACTTCACCACCACTGGTATACATCTTTCCATCTGTTTTAACTATCTGAACAAGATTTTCTAAAGTGGTAGCAACTCCACTTACGTATCCCTTTTCAAATGCCTCTTGTGCTTTTTCATAATTTCGTCTATAACCCCAAACTTCAATACCTTCTTTCATCATACGGCGGGACATACCCTCACCCATTCTACCTAAACCAATAATTCCTACTTTCATTGTTGTTCTACTGATGATACTAATTTTACTGAACTTAAATCACTTATATCCGGTGGAAATGGTTTGCGATTTTCCTCTCTTACTGTTAAATGATCAGGATCAATGATATTCATTGCCTCATACAATTCTTGAGCGTGATGCAATTCATCATTCATCACACTGCATATATCTATATCAGATCCATCAATCTCTGCAAGATACTTTGCATAGGTTTCCATAGCATGAAGTTCTATTTCGTAGGAGAGATGGTAAGCAGCGCGAGGAGATAACCAATAATAAACCACGTTGATCCAATAATAGACAAGTACGAGGTGTCTGGCAAGAAAGCGATCAATCCAATAAGCATTACCGCCCCTAGATTCCATGATTTCCAGATGTTCTGTTTCATTGACCGATTGCTCGAAGTGCTGTTTCATCAAATAAATGTGCCACTGTCCACGCAAACCTAATGATTCACGTAAGTGAAGCACACTTAAAAAAGCAAAGTATGGTGCCCGTGCTATCTCCTCAAGTACCCAGAATCTCTGAAAGTGACGACCTTGATACAGGAAGTTTAAGATAGCAACTGTGATGTTTAATGTAAACGTATTAAGTTTCTTCATCTGTATCCTCATATAAAGGACAAGGTTCTTCAAATAAGTGTTCTATTCTAAGTTGTTTGATGCGCTCGCGGAGTCCTTTATAGAACTCTCTTTTTTCGTCAGCGTTCATTTAAGACTGTAGTGTGATTTTTAACCAGGGAAAAATTGGATCAATCACGCCGATGAGTCGAAGTAAACCCTCAGCAAAAAGTGCAAGAACAACCCATCCAACACACATTGAAATAATTGAAGCATTACGATTATGTTGTCTTATTGCAGCATCTATCATCTCCTGACACTCTTCGCGAGTGACATAGTGAGCTGGTTTAATTTGATCCATCCTGTGCGACATTGGGCAGATTTTCCATTGGATCGGGTCCTCCCGATACTATAGCACAAGCTCTCCTATAATAGAAATTGTCCGTACTTCCTGACTCTTCTAAAGATTCTTTGACTCTCACCCAATTTTCATAGGATGTTTTGTCCATTTGTTTTAGTTTGAAATACATACTAGCTATTATAGTAAGTACTTCTAATCATGCACTAATGTGTGAGTTTCCTAACGAACTTCAAAGTTCATTTTACGAACTTTGCGTTGTCTTCTTTGTTCTTGCCACTCAATATCTTGCTGAGTAAGAACGGTTTCTTTTTTACTTGTATAAGAATTTAACATGATAACTTGACCTAAGTCAACTGCAGAGATTCTATCTCCACGAATAGTTGTCATATTTGGGCAACCACAACAAACAGTCCTACTTGGATGCCCAATTAACTCCTTACCACAGGAGCGGCATCTTATTTTAACATTATCCATGTTTTTATAATGTGTTCCTTCCTTCACAGAAGTCTTTCCACATTTATTTATATGGGCAATATCGGATTCGAACCAATGACCAACTGCGTGTAAAGCAGCTGCGCTACCGCTGCGCTAATCGCCCTTCTCCTCATATTTTAACATATACTCTACAGTTTTGGCAACATCTTCCATTGCATCACGCAACATCGGTTGTTGTCCAGAGTGTTGTTCGGTCTTAGTGACGCCGTTTCTCCACTCTTCCACAAGTGTCCAACGCCACTGAGACATACTCTTTGAATACCACAGATTAATCTTCATCAGGTAACCGAGATTCTAACGTATCTAGTATACCTTGTAATCTACCAATTTCACGTCGATGTATAGCAATTTCACGACATAAGTGCAGATAATCATTTTCCACATCTTCTAGACGACACTGCAGTTTTTCTACAAGATCATAAAGATTTTTGCATTCTGCAATGTTTTGTCCTCCTCTATATGATTCATCATAGAACCATTCCATCATTTTTTTTACTTTCTTCTTCATTAGTCAAGTTCGTAGCAGGTAGATCGTGCCATTTCTGGGTTTGCTTTTAGTGCTCTATGAACATGCCCATGGACATCAGTCTCTAGAGTATGATGTGCTCTGGTATGTATAACCTGAACAAGTATTAAAAAACCCAGAATCATTATATTAATCTGAGTTATTGGATTTAAGAATGCTCTTAAATACTTTTTCATCGGTTTTGTCAAATGACCTTACTATTTTAACATGGTTAATCCAAATTTAACCATAAAAAAACCTCCCTAAAGGGAGGTTGTTAGGATATCCTTATTAACTAGAAAAATGGGATCAGAAGTTGTACTTAACACCCAACTTACCGCCAAGACCCAGATCATCCTTATCGTCTGCAGTCAGGAAGGAAACTTCTCCATATACTCCGATAGCATCGCTAACGGGAACGCCAAGACCTGCTTTACCAGAGAATTGAGTTTCAGACTCTTGACCGTCAACAGAAACGACTGCTGGACCAGCCTGGACGTAGTATGCGGCAGCACCAACTTCTCCTTCATAGCCAATATGAAGATCTGTGGTTGCTCCAGAATAATCGTCGCCTACCCAACCGGCATTCGTTTCCACGTTGACGTAGGGACCTGCAAGGGCAGCGCCTGCGGACATAGACAGAGCAGCAGTTGCTGCGAATACAGATTTGATCATTTGTTTAAACCTCGTTTTTTACTTGCGGAATGATTACCCGCAGATGGAAAGGGAATCGACAACTCCCTGTTGTTACCTTTTGTTGTAAATCTTCAAAAGGTGTAATATTTATACTAGGTATAAATTCTGGTTTTACGGTTAACCAGAAAGCGGGAGATCGGGTTCGAACCGACGACATTCAGCTTGGAAGGCTGACGTTCTACCACTGAACTACACCCGCAGGTGGTGGGGATTAATCCCCAGACACATCCTTCACACGGATGAACCTATAATATAACAATCATTTCAGATTGTCAAGCCTCTGACAGGACTTGAACCTGCGACCTGATCTTTACAAAAGACCTGCTCTACCAGCTGAGCTACGGAGGCATACATTACACTTATCCGTATGCTATGTGGGCACTACACCCAACATACTGACAGTTTGTAATGGAGTAAGACACAATTTCCGTTGTGAATATCCAAGGGGGTTTATCCTCACCTACAGGGTTTCGGTATATCCGAACCGATGAGCACCTTGGTTGGAACGTCTCAAGTTCCTAACTCCCCCGGCAGGATTCGAACCTGCGACCAGACGATTAACAGTCGTCGGCTCTACCGCTGAGCTACAGAGGATTATCCGTAGGGATTTCTCCCTTGTTCTTTACAGAGTTTGAAGTATAGTTTGTAGTACCTACCCTTCATTTCGTTAAGAACTTCTTTGTCCTCTTCAAAACCCAAGTTGCCCAAATGAGCAGAACTGCCTTCTAATTCAGATAGTAGAAGTAATATTTTAACTGGGTCCATAGTAAGAAGACAAACGACTCAAGTAGGATTCGAACCTACGACCGACTGCTTAGAAGGCAGTTGCTCTATCCAGCTGAGCTATTGAGTCAAGGAGGGTCACCCCTGCCAATGATAATGGAAGAAGTTTCCCTTTGGATCACACATTGGATCCTCGGATATAATTCTATATGGGAGTTGCGATTGACCTTTGAAATCAGTTCGATCACCAATCACCGAGTATGCTGCAAGCAAGTTCTCATTTTTCTTGAGACGCTCAACAACACTTTTCTTTGCTACAGGATTCCAAAAGCGGAATCCCTCATATTGTCCAGGCGCATAAACAACATCCGCTACCGTATTTGGAAAATGCGGAGAACGAACACGATTCAAAATTGAAACAGCAACACAAAACTCATCACGAGTATTGGGTGCTGCTTCTACCTGAACGGCACGAGCAAGATGATCATAATCAAGTGGCGTTAATGCCAAAATGGTTTCTAAAATCATAAAAGTATTCTACACTACAGGGCGTAGATTGTCAACGTTAAAACTGTGCTAAACCAGTTCCAGAATTCCAACCACCAGGACCTTCTTGAAAGTTTTCGGAACCGCCTTGGGTTTCCGCTACGGTGGTCCAGTTCTGAGTTGCAATCTCGTACATCTTAGCATGAATATCGTGTGATTCGCAAGTATCTTCAGAACGTTCCTGTTCTTCCTGTTGCTTGATTAGCGTTTCTTGCTCCATATAATCTTGCTGCTTTTCAGTTAAATTGGGAGCAGGACCAAACCAGGGATCATCCTCCAAATATGCAGGAGCAGGAACACCTGTGTAATAATTGATAGCATCTTGTTTAAATGCTTCCCCTTCTTCTTTCTTTTCTTTATAAGTACCTGCTTTTTTCTGAAGAAGTGTAGTTTGAGTTTCTACTTCCATTTTTGGTTGTTCTTTAGAGATACCAAGAAGTTCTGCAAATTTTTTAATCATGTGTAGATATTAAATGAGATTGAAATTCTATCTTCTTTACTGTTGTTACCAGTTACATAGTGCCAAAAGTGTCCAGGTAAAATATACAACCGACCTTCTTCAGGTTCGGTAATATATTCTAACATGTCATTACGGTTTTCGTAAAGATTACAATATTGCGATCCATCATTTCTCAAAACTACAAATTGTCCAGATTGTGGAGGAACTTTAACGTAGTAAATGCCAATTAAATCAGCACGACCATGAGAATGCATTACATTATAGTTATAACACTTATTGATATTACACCAATATTCAATATTTTCTACAGTCAATCCAAGATTTTTTTGCTGAAGGACATCGTTAGAAAACTGTTTAACAACATCATATAATGAAGAAAAAGAAGTTCCCACAAAAGTTGGGGAATGATATCCTCCCTCATTAGATACTTCTTCTGATGGATATCTATTTTCAATAACATATGCCTCTTCAAGTACAGACATCATATCAATCTGTGGAATGCATGAGCATACAAAACTTGGAAATATATTTTTGTCTAGTACGTTATGATACAATTTACCCAATACTAAATAAAGCCATAGAATTATACTACAAATTTATGAAAAAAGCATTACTTGCTTTTGGTATGGTTTTGATGACCACTTCTGTAGCAAATGCAGGTGGTTTGGTTAGCAAACATGCATCAAGTGTTCAACTTTCAGTTGATGCTGCAAAAACTACCGCATCAAGAATTGGTTCATCGTTCAGTATTTCCGGAACAAATATTGACACCACGGACGGATCAACTGCAAACACAGTTTCTGCTGGTACTATCACTAATGGTGTTTATTCACCAGGAACGATTGCAGCAACTCAGGATACTCCTGGAGCAGCATTCTCCTTCAGTCAATCTTATACCCAGGCTGATGCAATCCCAACTAGTGCTCCTACTGTAGGAACTGTTGGTAATCTGACGGGTCAGACATCTTATACTGCTGGTACTACTGGTGATCTTGCTGGTACTGTAACCTCGGCAAATGTTCTTACGGTGACGGCTGGCGGAGCTGGTTCTACGGCAATAGGACAATTCGTTTCGGAAATCACGGTTATTGACTGAGGTTAAATAACAATGACTAGATTACAGGAAGCAATCGGTTTAGGGTTGATTCTTGGTGTATTGCAAGGGACTGCTGCAAATGCAGTTCCAGTGGTCCCAAATTTTACTCAGGGATCAATGACCAGCACAACTGAGACCAAATCTAAAGTTGTTGAAACCATCAATTCGATGGATTATAATACAGGATATCAATATTCTGCTACAGGAAGTGGAGTTACAGCATCAGGAAATCTTTCACCTGGAACTGGAACAAATACAGTAACTATTGACGGAGTGACTTCAACATGGACAGGTGTGACGAGCAAACCATCCTTTACACAAACAAATCCTGGAAATGCCTTCCAGTTCACGGAAACCTATCAAGGCCCAGGATTAAGCAACCAGACGATTATCCAAAGGACGACAGAAGTAGAAAGTATAACAACTACAACAAGTATTTTCTCCCAGTAATCTTATGTCTAACAAGTATTGCGAATGCCCTACCTGCAAGTGCGGAAGTCGGAGGTGTAAGTGCGACTGCTGCTCCTGTGGCAAACAGCTCAGGCTCAGTCACTAATCAGGCAATCCAGGTTTTACAAGGCCCATATATCACTAATACTTACGGCGGAGGGATCCAGTGTCAAGGTCCCACTATGAACTTTACGCCGTATGTAACAGGAGCAGTATCCGCCCAGAAACCATTTCAAGGAAAATATCATGATAATGTTTATGATATGAGAGATTTGTCCGGAGACTTTGATGATGATGGAGAAGCAATTGGAGATGGTGCTCCCGATAATCCTGGTGATATTTTATACAAAGTTCCAGTAAGAACTGGACAGAAGGATAATTATAATTTAAGTATTGGTTTCTCTATGACTTGGAGTTCACCATTAGATAAGACTTTACAAGATCAATGTAAAGAAGCGGCCGCGGCAAACATTGATTTAATGAGACAGGCAGCAGCCAATAAGAGATTAGATTTTGAGATCGCCAGGCTCAAAAATTGTGGCCAGTTGATAAAGGAGGGAATAACTTTTCATCCAAGAAGTCCTTATTATAAAATATGTGCAGACGTGGTAGTTCAGAACGTAAATCATATTAAACCACACGTTCATACTATTCCTAAACCTACAAGAACATCAAGGAAAGCAGAAGACCTTGGTGGTGCAATCGAATAATTATCTCTTCATATTTTTCATAATTCTAACTGCCTGAGATAGTTCTCTCTGAACTTCTTTCCTCTCAGATACACTCAAAACTTTTTGTTTTTTACCCAACTTGGCAGTAATTTTTTTAATTGTTTTCTTTACCAGTGGTTTTACTACCTTAAGTAAAAGGTCTGCTACTGGTTTTGCTAATAAAGCAGATGTAGTTGCGACAGCAGCAATACCAGCAGTTGTTGCTACAACTTGTGGTGCTGGTAGATATTGCTCTGTAAATGAAATTGGTTCGTAGAGAGTTACACATATCTGCTGACCATTTACAGTCTGCAATTCAAATCCAGAAACCTTCTCTTTCTTATTTTGTGCTACATCACCTATCCTAGGTGCATTAGGACCAGGACAAGGCACCTCTTCCTTTTTTGGTTTTGGTATGGCATCTTTAGGAATTTCTGGTACTCCAGGAAGTTCTGGTGCCTTATATGGAGGAATAGATGGTTTGGGAGTTGGTAACTCTACTTCCTCATTAAAATTTATTGGATTGAATGATGGGATTTGTCCATCACAAAAAGTTAAAACTCCCCTCCTATCATCATTCTTAATTTGATTATTTTTAGCATTCTTTGTTTCATGTGATTCAACACAACCAGGAAGATCCACCACAGGAAATCCTATCTGAACCGTAACAGGAACAGAATTTGGAATTGCCTGTGGTGGTGCCATCAAATAATCAGGAACCCGTGGAACATCCACAGATCGGACTCTAATTTCAGGGATTTCTGCCATCAATCATCTTTAAAAATACCAGCAAGTCCACCGAAGAAGTGATAGAACATTACATAAAGAAAAAATCTATTATCACCCTGAGGTTTAGTTCTTCTTCTAGGTTTAGATACAGTCATATCAATATAATAACTGCATTATATATCAGGTCTCATAGAGTTCTCAGAAAGGAAGAGCAGAACCACCACCAGGCACACCAATTGCACCACCAGTTACTTCAGGCATCTCAGGCATGGCAGCATCTAACATTCCAGGGAGTGCTCCTGCAACTGCTTCGGTTGCTGCTTTAGTTGCTGCTGCTTTAGCACTTTCAATCATTGCATCTTTGTTAAGATATACATAAGCACCACCAGCAACGATGGCACCAGATACAGCAAAAGACGCAAGTGCGAGTACATTGATTACTTTTTGCATTAGATTAACGTACCTTTGGTACGACGAATTTCTCTTAGTTCTTCAAAGTTTTTCTGTTTTGTTCCTCCATCATATGCCCAGGCATAACCTTCTTCAATCATTTGCTCATTAAGGGAAGTTTCTTGGTCTCCAATGTACAACCATCCAAGGAGTCTGCCGTACTTGCCCATTCCACCCACAAGCTCAGTTCGGATAACAAGATCTTCTTCTCCAGCAATAGCTGAGTCAAGATGTTCTTTAATCCAATTTGTTGCATCATAACCTAATTCCTTTTCTTCAAGATCTCTTGTACGTTTTTCTGGTGTATCAACACCAGCAACTCTGACTCTCTCTTTTTTAAAAAGATCAAATCCTAAATCAATTGTAACATCAATGGTATCTCCATCAACAACTCTGTTGATTTCAACTACGCGAAAGTTGTAACACGACTTCCTGCTTGGTGGGGTCATTGCTCCCATAATTCATCTCCTTGGCGTCTGCCGCCATTGCTAATCCGATAATTGTAATTACTGCTGATATAACAGCACCAGCACCCCAGACCCACCTTTCAAGTTTACGAACTCTTTGACGAAGTTCTTCAGATTTTTGTTCAGACTCTTCAATGCGATGTTTCAGAAGTACTATCTCCTGATCCTGTTCTGCGTCCTTCATCTGAATTTGATTTGGCATCTTCTAACTCCTGGTAAGCCAGTTTCATAATTGTATATATGTAATAAGAAACGCCAATAAGAAGTATTACCAATGACCAGATAATACTCCACGTTACTCCGTTAGGATCTTCTAAAGGACGAAGAAATAAATTCATTAACAATCACTGAATGAAGAACCAACTTCAGATCCAATAGTTTCTCCTGCCTTCTGTCCTAGCAATAATGCCCAACCAGATGCTAACCATCCAATATAAGGAATACTAGCAACAGCAGGCACTACTACACCAGCACTAATTGCGGTCCCTGCCATTGCACCTTGTGACCGTGCTCCAGCGTCCGCCCTGATACACTCTTCGCTTTTTGCAAGGGACTTTCCCTCAGAGTCTACAGCACCTCCTATGTTACGAGTCCCGTCCATCGTGTATTGATCATTGCGAAACTCACGACGCATTTCAGTAGTAGGACCAAATAAACCACGTTTATCTTTATCAACATTCAAAGACCTAGTTGATTCTAATACAGTAGGATCGTTTGCCTTATATTCAATATGATAACCATCTTTTCCAGATTTAACCGTAAATGAGGAATAATCACCATCTGGAAAATTAATTACAGGATATTGTGGTTTGGTAAGAATATGTCCAAGAATTCCAATATGAGCAAATCCAAATAATGCTCCCACTGTCAATGTCGCCCACTTCATATTCATAACATTACATCTTGTAGGTGTCGTCAGATTTTGCTGGTCCTTGAGGTGCTGGTGGATTTCCTCCGATTTGGAGTGGTGCTTGTTCAATCCTAATCGTTTGAGCAGGTGCAGTTTGAGCGGCTGCATTGATTAGTTTCTCCAGGTCGGATTTGCTCACACCACCAGAAGGGGCACTACTACCGTTACCATTTTTGCTCTTAGCAGTCTGAACCCCGAAGGTAGCTAAAACTCCAGTAAAAACGCTAGCTATAAACGTGGGATCAATCTTTCCTTGTGGGAAACCAGGAATAGTAACATAGTTCAATGTTAAAATTCCACCAGACCAAACCAGAATACCTAAACGAACAAAGGTTGAAAGAATTGCAAGATGCTCTTCAGAGTCACCTGCTTTTTCCTTCAGTTTTTCAAGAGCACTCTTCTTTTTCGGTTCTTCCTTTTTAACTTCGTCCTTCTTAACTTCTTCTGGCATTGGCTGCGTACAAGGCAGCTTTATTTAGGGGTCAAGAATTTCTACAGAGATATTTGTATCGTTTATTTGATTGTATCTTTGACAAAGAACATCACTGCCCTGATGTTCCCATTTGTGATATGCACTTTTTAAATTTTGGAGATAATCAGTTCCACCGAGACCGACCATTTCATCGGCAACGATTTTCTTGATTAACACATCTCTTGTTAAATGTGTCATATGTAAGAATAGTTTTCCAACAACAAATCCTTACATAATAAGACTTAGAGAGATTAATTCAAAGGATTTGTCTTGGGTGGTTTTATTCGCTATCTGCAGCGAATGATATTATTTAGCAATGAATCCATTTTCAACTAACCATTCACGGGTCATTGGCGTAGGTTCATAATCAGTCCACATCGTTCCTGCTGCACAAGATTCAAGTGCTGCAGCAGTCATACCCTCAGTGTGACCTGCCCAGTATGCTTCTTTCTCCCAAGGAATAGCATGTGGTTGAGACGCATAAGCACTCTTTGCGATTGCCTGATACATCTTTGGGACATCTTCTTGATTTCTAATAATAGCAATGAAGTTATTATTGATAGTTCCTGCCATACAGTCCTGAGCAGCGTGCCATCCTTCATGACGCATCACTGACATCATCACACCAGGACGATGCATATGAGCAACATTCAAAAAGAAATTGTTACTTACAGTATGATAGACACCACGATGACCAATTGGAAAGTATCGCATATCTGCTAGAAAAACTTTAGCTCCGACCTTATTAAGTGATCGGACGAGAGAGTTAAACTCATCAGCAACAATACCATAATCAATATCAGCCAGTTCCTCGTGTTTATTGAGGTCAGTAACTGTTTTAAGTTCTTGAACATGATCGGTACATTCTTGAAGTAACATGCACCCTTGAGCATGATGAGTGAAGTACTCATCTTCTTTGATTGGATCAGCAAAAACAGGAGTTCCTAAAGAAACTGCTGCTAGCATAGCGAGAATAATTTTGTTCATACTTTAAAATACTTATTGTAAAGAGCAAATGCTTCAAGATGCTTACCATGATTGGTAAGGTATTTGATTCTATCTAGAATTTTTAGTCTAAAAGTCTTAGATGTTTCTTTCATCTTCATCTCCTATGTATTCTAGTGAAATTACATCGTGATTTTTTTTGTTAGGATCTAACCACTCAGCAAATTCCTGATGAATAGCATGTGCATCTTCCAGACTTTCATATAATTCAGAACCTGGATGATTCTCAGACAACTGATGCATACGGTCTATAGACCATTCATGAATTTTCCTCAGAGTTGACTCTAAAGTTACCATAGTCTTTTCGCATATAGCGTCCTAGAATGTTGCTATTATAGTATGCTGGTGATCCGTCGTCAAGTGCTTCCGACAACACATTATTGAGAAACAATTGTTTTGTTTCTTCAAAGTTACAAGTTCCCTTTGTTCCGTGAAGACTCAGTATTTCTCTACTGAAGATCTCTTTGCCATACTTTTTTATATCCTCCTTTAATTCAGGACAAGAACCATAATACTTCTGCCAATCTGATTCTTGCTTTACCTTTCGCTTTTTTCCTGGCGGTTTTCTGAAGGACCAGAAGTATTTTCTACCGATATACTTTTTACCTGATTGTAAATTAGTAATCCTATAGACAAAACCATACAAGTCATTAATATTTTCAGATAAAAAAGTTTTACCTTTAAAAACCCATGGGTTTTCATAACTCATATTATATAATTCTATGAGCTATTATTTATCTTTAACCCTGACAAACCTAGTCTATTCATCAATAGTGTTTATGTCAAGCCCTTGATAAATACTCAATAAAGAGTTATACTAAAGATGTCAGTATATGTAAAAAATCTGACCGTTAATACTCACGTTGATTTTTCCGAAAATCTTGAACTTCTTCAGATTAATGGAACTCCAACCGATATAACTGGATTCACATTAGAATCTCAAGTTAGAAAGCATCCAGATAGTTCTACTGCTTATAACTTTACTGTCGGCATTACAAGTTCTACAGAAGGTAAAATAACATTGTCAATGGATGACACTATTACCTCAAGCATAAAACCTGGAAGATATCTTTATGATGTAATGATTACAAAAACAAATAATGAAAAATTAATCGCAGTAGAAGGTCAAGTTTTAGTTAGATCTGGTGTAACAACGGGTTGCCCGTAATAAATATTTTTACGAAATTAAAAAGTAATGGCAGAAGTATTTGTAAACGACTTAGTTCTTCATACAGGAACAGATTTTATTGTTACCTTTATATTGGAGGATTCTATTTCAAATTCACTTAAAAATCTTTCAGATTATAATGCTTGTGCACAACTTAGAAGATATGAAACTTCTAGTAAGACAAAAGATTTTACAGTAAGTTTTACACAAGATAGAAGTAATGGAAGATTAACAGTATCAATGGGATCAACTGATACTTCACAGTTAAAAGCAGGGAAATATTTTTATGACGTTGTACTTCAAGATCCACAAGGAATTAAAGAGAGAGTTGTGGAAGGAACTGTTTTGGTTAAAAAATCAATTACTAGATAATTTTTTGAAATCTTCAAATGACTTCACTTAAAATTTTCATCGATGCTTCTTCACCCATTTGTTGCATAACGTAAGTCGCTTCTTCTACAGTCTCTGCATGACCTTCAGCGATAAGATAATCCACCATATATTCATAATGAGAGTTGATGCGAGTCATCATTCCACCACTAGGATTTCTAAATCTGTTTAAAGCAACATCAGTTCTAAAAGTTGATGGTTTAGTTAATAATTTCTTATCTAATGCAACCCACCAAGGACGACCTGTTCCTTTGCTTGACGGTTTTGTTTCTTTTGGTGGTTTTTTATTATCAGCATCAGTATTTGTTTCCGCAGGTTTTGTTTCTGCAGGTTTTGTTTCCGCAGGTGAATCAGATTGTCCTGGACCATCATTTCCAATCTTTGGATCGTTAGCACCTGGGAACAATCCTGCCTGATTTAAACCATAACCAAGACCAGCAGCAACAAGAGCAGTTGCTGTTAATTTTCCTGGTTTAGACTTGAGAATTCCACCTGGTCCACCTGGTTTTGTGGGTTTAGTTGGTTTTGTAGGTTTGGGTGGTTGACTTGCAGTCTGTTGCTGCTGCTGAGATGTTCTACTACTCTTTGGTTTTGGTGTAGTAGATTTAGGTGTTGTTGTTGGTTTTGGAGTAGGACCTTTCTTAAGAAGACCTAATCTTTCTGCAAGTCTTCTTGCTGCAGCATTATTTTTTATAAACTTTTTCAATGCAGCAGGACTCATCTTACTCAACATCTTTGCGAGAACATTCTCTACGATAAGTTCAATTTGCTCTTCATACAAAAGAACTTCCTCATCAGACATTTCATCTACGACACTCTCTGAAAGCATTTCAGAATCTGCCTGCTCGTAGATAAATTCAAAGTCTTCATCTTCAGCACTTTCAAGAAACTGAATGATTGACTCTACATCATAACCCTCTCTCAACATCATGTATAAGAAAGGAACCATCTCTTCTACAATCGCATTCACACCCTCTTCAAGGGCATGTTGAGAGATATAGATATGCATTTTTACTATTTCTATTCTATCTTATTATTTAGCGGAGGCAGATTTCTTGAAGTCCGAAACTCTCTTAATACGCGCTTTCTCATCTCTATCAGCATAATATTTTTTCGCCATATCAGCGAGACCATGACCTTTTACAATATTTAAACCAAACAGTCCAGAACCTTCATTTGATCTTGAGAATTGTCTTCCAAGTCTTTCAAATGGATTTTTCGCAGTATATGCTTTAGATTTTGCCAAATTACCAGCTTTGAATGTTCCACTCGTTGGATCAAAAGTTCCAATCCTCTCTTTCTTGACTCTAGGATCATAGATGACTGCTTGATTGCCTTTTCTATATTTGACTTTATCTACAGCAGTGCCTCTTTGAGAAGCAAGATTTGCTTGTTTCATCCATTTCTTTTGTGCGTCTGTAGCACCAGCAAGTGCTGTAAAGGTCTTATCTGCCAATGCAGAACCTACAGAATAACCAGCAACGCCACCGACAAGACCGCCACTAGCACCTACAGCACCTCCTACAAGACCTCCAGCTGCCCTTGCAGCACCTCTCAACCACGCTCTAGTGTCACTAGCACCCGCCTTTTTAGCGTCCTCACGACCTTGTACAACGTCGAATCCAGCACCTAAAGCACTGAGAGCACCACCAGCAACTCCACCAGCAGTTATCTTAGGTACTTTTACTTTAGGTGCAACTGCTGCTTTAGTAAGTGCTTGAGGTTTAGGTGGGGCAGTAACTTTAGGTTGTACAGCAGGTTTAGGTGAAGTTCTTAATGCCTTTAAAGTTGCTTGTTTTTGTGCCGCAGTTCTTCCACTAGTTGCAAACTGTGCAAAAGTTTTTGTTCCTGTAGGTCTCTTAGTAGGAGATAAATCAGTTACTCTAGTAGTTCCGCCAGTAACTTTTGCTTTTGAAACTGTTGGTTTAGTTGGTGTTGGTGCTCGGAAGTTGGGTTGTTGTTGAGGTTGAGGTGTATATTTACCCCTCATCACATCTTGAGTAAAAGTAGAAAATCCTCTTGTTGGTTGTGGTGCTGATACTTTAGTTGATGGTTTTAATACTGGCGGTTTAGTGGATGCTTTAGGTTTAACCTTTAATTCTTTTATTTTTGTCTTTGCTTCAAGATCTGCTTTTACAGATGCATATGAACGTGGAGATGCTTGTCTTTGTGCTCTTCTTCCAGTCTCACCTTTTGGTGTTTCCTTTGGTGGAACATAAGTTGGTTTTCCTTGTGCATCAACACCAGTTGGTTTACCAAAGAATTTTGTTCCAGTTGCTTTTAATTGTTCCTTTGTACGAACTGCTTGTCTTTGCCAATCAGCATAAGCATTGCTCTTAACACCAGATGCTTTTACATCTGCAGGTCTTGCTTGACGATATCTTTGACCTCTTCCAGATTTTGCTGTTTCTCCACCAATCAATTCCTCACCAGAAGGAGTTTTTCTACCACCACCAAGAATATTAGATGCTGCTCTTCTAGCTGTGGGATCCGTTCCTTTACGACCCCTAAGATCATCAGCAACTCTTCTCTGTACTTCAGGATCTGGTTTACCAAATCCTCTTACTTGACGTTGTGTCCTTGAAGAAGATGGTTGAGTTCCTCTTTTCTTTTGTTTTGCATCTATTTCACCAAATGCTTGTTCTGGTGTTTTGTCTCCAAGAACAGTTCCACTAGGAGCATTAGTTTCAAAACCAATACCTTGTTGAGGTGATTGAATTACCTGCCTAGGACCTCGCGATGGAGTTTGATATTTCTGAGGATTATCTATTTTTGCTTTTGCTTCTCTTTTATCAAAAGGAGTGGTACGAGTTCCTTTAACACCACCTTGACCACCCTTTCTACCGTAGTCTCCACGTGTTTTTTCTGATATAATTCTTTTAAATGTAGACATTTCAATTTCCCTTCAGTTGCTTTTCTTTATCTCTCAGACGCATTTGTCTGTAAACATAATCACCAAGATGAAGACCTAAAGCAGCAGCACCAGCATAAGGGAATAAACCTCTTCTAGGCATCAATGCTGCAGCAGCACCAGTCGCTACAGAACCCATATGTCCTTTATTTCTTTCTCCTTTCTCACCCTTCATAACATTCTGACCCGCATCATAAGCACCAATGCCACCAACAATTCTTCTTCCACGATCACTTCCAAGAGTGGCCTTTGCACCCTTCCATGCTAAGTTTCCAGTACCACGAATAAGTTTGGCGGCAAGAGAACCGAGTCCCTCATCTAAGTTTTCTCTAGCGGAGTAAGACTCTCCAACAAAGTCCTTATACGATTTCATTATCTACTTTGTTTTTAGTTATTTATTAGTTTTAAGTGCAGCAACTTTCTTATATCTGTCAGACTCTTTCTGAGTCCAGTCACCTTTGGTCCACTTTCCTGTTGCCTTATCCAGTTTACCCTGAACACCACCTTTACGTGCTAGAACAACACTTGAAGGTTTGGGTCTAGGTGCTGGTTGAGATGGTTGAGATGGTTGAGTTGATGATGCTGGTTTAGATGGTTGAGATGGTTGAGTTGATGATGCTGGTTGAGTCTTTGATGGTTCTGTTTGTGAAGCAGATGCAGTACCAGTTCCAAGTGCTGCCTTAGTTGCCATATCGATTCCACCTTCAATGGCACGATTTCTGGCGTTTGGAGCAAAGTTTCTTGCAACACTCTGAGTTGCAGAAGCACCTCTTGCAAGGTTTCTACTAGCACCGAGTGCTCTTGCACCCTTAAACGCAACGCCTCCAGGAACCACTCCCAGAGCGTCTAATGCAGCATCACCATACTTTCCTTTCTTTAAGTTTTGTGCTGCACTATAAGCAGAATATGCACTCAGTCCCATACTCGCTAACTTTGCAGCACCTATCAGTGCCAGAGGTATTGCTTCTTGAATATTTTCCCTAGCAGAATGGGATTCTTCAATAAATTGAGTATACGTCTTCATCTTAGTCGGACTTTTTTAGTATTTATAAAAAAAGGAGGGAATTACCCCTCCTTATCCAAATCTTCAAATGCTTGATATCCATCATAATCACCAAACAGAAAGGCGTCTGATTTCGCCGCCTCTCTGTATGCTGCATATGAATCAGAGACTGAATCCTGAGAAAGTGTCTGCTTTAACATCTTGCTTGATTCCTCCAACGATGTAGGATTCAACTTCTGTTTCTTGTGGTGCCACTTGAAGACCTTTAGAAGAGATCCAGTGCTCTGTCCAAGGAAGTGGATTATTCTTTGCAGGTATATCATAAGTTGGTTTAAGTCCGATTGCTTTCATTCTACGATTGGCAATCCATTCAACATACTGTTGTAACAGTTTGTCATTCAAACCAATCATTGAACCATCCTTGAACAGATATTCTGCCCAAAGTTTTTCCTGATTAACACAGTTTTCAAATGTGCTAATCAACCATTGCTCCTCTTCCTTGAAGATTTTCTTCATATCAGGGTCATCACCTTCACGCCACTTTTTCAGAATATTCTGAGTAATAGCAAGATGCTGATTCTCATCACGAGCAATCAGAGAGATGATTTTTGCACTTCCTTCCATAAGTTTGAGTTCGCCAAATGCAAAACTGCAAGCAAATGATACGTAAAAGCGAATACCTTCAAGAATATTAACGTTTGCAACTGCTCTGAAGAGTTTGCGCTTGAGTTCATACCTTTCGTCGAGTGCGTAGGGAACTTGTTCTAGTGCTTGCTGCCACTGAGTGGAATTATCATAAAAATGTGCAGCATTAATAAAATCATTATATGCCTGAGTCACGCTCATGGCACGTTCTACGATACGATCATCATTCAGAATGTGGTCAAACACATCTGAAGGGTCTGGATAAATGTTCTTGATGATATGAGTATATGAACGACTGTGAATCATTTCCATGAATCCCCAGACTTCCATGCACGCCTCTAACTCAGGTAGTGAGCAGTAAGGGATAAAAGCCATCCCAGGACCGCGCCCTTGTACACTATCCAACATGATCTGGTACTTAAGATTGCTGGTAAAAATGTGCTTTTGCTCTGGGCGTAATGTCTGATAGTCACTGCGATCCTTCTGTAGGGAGACCTCCTCAGGTCTCCAAAAATATCCTAGTTGTTGTGTTGTGAGTTTGTCAAAGATTGGATACTTGTAAGAATCATATCTTTGAATTCCTAATGGTTTACCAAAAAACATTGGTTGTTTTTTGGTATCAACTTCTTCTGAGTTGAATACTGTCATGGAGTTAACCACTGGTCTCTCCTCTTTGTTCGTCTTAAATCTTACAAGACTCACACTCTTCCTCCTCTGCTTGTTCTAGTTGAGCGATTAGATTGTCAAGACTTTCTTTGGTTTCTTCAACCTCATCAGTCTTGAAGTCGTATGTGTTTTGATAGTATGAAGTCTTCCAACCATATTTGTAGGTGGTTAGAAGATCCTGCGCCATTACGGAGACGGGGACTTCATTTTCTGGATACTGGGTTGGGTTATAACTCCAGTTGCCGCTGATTGCTTGGTCAAAGAACTTCTGCATAACAGCAACAATATTGATGTAACCACGATTAGACTCCATATCCCAGAGGAGCGTATAATTGTTCTTAAGAGATGCATACTGAGGAACAATCTGTTTGAGTGGTCCTTTTTTGCTCTTCTTAATGGACAAATATCCTCTAGGTGGTTCGATTCCATTTGTTGCGTTTGACACAACGGAACTGCTTTCCGATGGCATCTGAGCGGACAATGTTGAGTTCCTAACTCCGTGGGCAATAACCCGCGATCGAAGATTCTCCCAATCATAGTGAAGCTCATTCGGAACTATTTCATCTACGTCATGTTTATATGTATCGATTGGCAGAATTCCGTTACCGTATTTTGTTCGGCTGCTATACTCACAGGCACCCTTCTCTTCTGCAAGATTCACAGTGGACTGAATGAGATAGTATTGGAATGCCTCGGTTAAGTCATGAACAAATTTCCATGCCTCGGTATCACTGTAGTTTACACCATTCTTAGCAAGATAATGTGCTAAACCGATGTAACCGATTCCAAGTGAACGGCGTGCTTTTGTGGCAATTTCTGCTGCTCTGATGGGATAGTTTTGGAAATCAATAAGTTCATCAAGACTGCGAACAGCAAGATCGCAAAGAATTTCAAGATCCTCAAGATCCCTAATTTTTCCGATATTGATAGCACTAAGTATGCAGAGAGCAATTTCTCCGTTTTCATCGTCAATATGCTTGAGTGGTTTGGTGGGGAGAGTAATCTCTTGACATAGATTGCTCATCTCAACTTTATCCATAAAAGAAGAGTGAGAGTTGCAGTGATCAATGTTCATGATATACAGTCTACCAGTTTCTGCCCTTTCTTTCAAGAGGTCTAGGAACAGGTCTTGCGCTTTAAGCGTTTTACGAGGAATTGATCCATCAGATTCATAACCCACATAGAGGTCATCAAACGCATCAGTACCAAAAGCATCATACAGACCTGGAACATCGTGAGGGCTGAAGAGGGAGATTTCTTCGTTCCGAATAAATCTTTCGTAGAAAAGTTTTGAGATTTGAATCGAATAGTCAAGTTTCCTTACGCGATTGTCTTCTGTACCTTTATTATTCTTTAGGACAATAATGTCTTCTATTTCTTGATGCCAAATGGGAAAATGGACTGTCGCGCTTCCACCTCTGATGCCGTTTTGAGTGCAGCATCGGACAGTTGCCTCAAACTTTTTGAGAAATGGGACGACGCCTGTGTGTTGTACTTCTCCGCCTCTGATTTTAGCGTTGATGCCACGGATGCGACCTGCGTTGATGCCGATTCCCGCCCTTTGTGCAACGTATCTGCCAATAGCCATATCAGAAGTAAAGATGCTATCGAGGGAGTCATCAACATCAACAAGAACACAGCTAGCATATTGTCGAAGTGGAGTTCGCACTCCCGCCATGATAGGTGTGGGAATGTTGATTTTGTGCCTGGAGATTGCGTCATAGTACTTCTTTACGTAATCGAGACGTGTTTCTTTGGGATACTTTGAAAAGATGGTAGCAGCAATCAACAGATACATGAACTGAGGTGTCTCATAAACAGAACCACTGCTTCTATCCTGGACAAGATATTTATCTACAACCTGACGAAGACCAGCATATGTAAACAAATAATCTCTACTATGGTCAATGAATGACTGGAGTTTAGTAAACTCTTCCTCAGTGTATAGATTCAGGATTTCTGGATCATAAACTCCCCTCTCTACACATGCCTCTATATGCTCCTTAACAGAGGGATTCTCATGCATACGACCAAACAGTTGCTTACGGAGCGCAAACAGCAGCAAACGCGCTGCTACGAACTGATAGTTAGGATGGTCAAGGTCAATCAAATCTGATGCAGAACGAATTAGAATTTCTTGAATTTCTGCTGTAGTGATGCCATCATAAAACTGAATACCAGATTGCATTTCAACCTGTGATGCTGAAACTCCTGCAAGGTCTTTACATGCTTGCTCCACCATAACGTGAAGTTTATTTAAATCAAGAGGTTCAGTATTTCCATTTCTCTTGACTACTTTTGTCCCGTTACTCATACTTTTTTCCAACTGTTAAATTTGACTTTTGCTTCTAAACCAGAATATGTATTCAATTTTATCATAGACATAACGTCATGTCCAGCAAGGACCATATCGTTGATGTCTTTCTCTACAATGTTGTTTCTCCAGATTACTACCTTCTCTCCTCTATCGATGAGTTTGGCGATTCGGTTGACGATTTCTCGGTTACGTGGTTCATTATCAAGAACCCAAATATGATCGCCCCAACCAAACGACCGAATATCAACATCGGACCCACACATAGCAACAGAGTTTTCCACGAACGTGGAGTCAAAGGGTCCTTCAACAATGTAAATCGGTTCTTCTTCATTGATGGTTTCAAGTCCGTATAGTTTCGGAGAATCATCATCCAACATCACAGTGATATATTTAACAGAGTTTGGAGTTAGACTTCTTCCTTGAAAACCAATAAGATTCTTGCCCGTATTGTACATTGGTATGATAATACGCGGTTCGTCCCTATATGTGGAGTCAAAGGTTTGCTTTTGTGTATTTGACCACTCTTTAAATTTGTCAGTGTAATAAAACTTTTCTGGATTGAGTTTTCTTTTTACTAAGTAATTGTTCGCAATGATATTTTCTGATGCTTTTGGTAGATTTAATTTTTTCTTAAAGACTGGTTTCTTGAAAGTAAACTCTGGTTCATCAACAACAAAACTACGTCCAGTATGACCCTCCTTGAACTTTTCAAGTGTATATTGCTTATGCAGAGTTGTGTCAAGTTTCTTGATAAAATTATTCAACGACAAACTAGCACCACAGTTATGACACTTAAAGTTGGTATTGTTCTTCACAACATACATATACCCACGACACTTGTTCTTGTTCTTCTGTGAGTCTCCACAGATAGGGCAACGGAAGTTGTACAGGTCAGATTTGACCTTCTTGAATTTTTGTAGGCGTGACGAAATCAATCCAACGTACTTGGAATCAATCAGATCCATTACAACAGATCACTTTTGTCTCTCTATTATAACCTGCTGTGGTTCGGGAGTCAAGAAACTTTGTATCAATTTTTGACCTGGCAAACTAACAAAAAATGATATGACTGTCAAAGCACCGGCAATGGTCCACATCTTCTTCTCCATAATCCTGAGTCTCTCGTCAATTTTTCTTATATCCCTTTCACAACCTTTCTTTATTTCGTCCGCTCTACGATTAACTTCTCTGTGTACGCTTTCTACCTTCTCAAAGAGTACAGCATCAATTCTATCTTGTTTATCTAATTTCTCATTATGAACCGCTAGGAGTTGTCCCATCTTTACAGAATTATCCTGTAAGGATTCTACTACCCTCTCCAATCTTTCTAGTATAGCAGCATTAACCCCAGCGTCATCCATTTTTCATCCACATCTTACGTGATCCTTTTCCTCCATAAACATATCTTTTCTTCTTTCTTACAGGAGGATCATCTCCTGCCTCAACTGTTCCAGCTATCTTACCATCGCCAACATTATTTGTTGGACCACTAACGGCACCAGCACCCATCATTTCGTTCAACTTTTGGTTGCGAATGATGTCAATAATTTTATCGATGTCCATTAAAGTTCTTCTAATTGCTTTAGACAGTCATAATCTAAAGGAATTCCTGTAATATCACTTTTTGGATACTCTGGTATTCTTTTCAGAAAGACAAGGAAACTCTTTATTGATGGCCAGAGTTCCTCCTCCAAGTGATAAAACAACAACGGCACTGCCGCTTCATCAAAGACGTTAAACAATATAATAAGGTGATTCAATATCAGGTGAATCTTAAGTTCACCTGTATTTTTATATCTCTTCAACAGTCTTTTAATATAACGAATCCGTTTTAGGTCAGACTCAAAATCATCCCTAGTAACTGATTGTGGGTTGTTATAAAATTTTATAGCAAAGAGTAGATAGTTACTCTCGTTCAATTCATCAAATCTCATATATTAACCCATGTTATCAGCTGTCTGGGAAGATGGTGTCGTCGGACTGGTCACCAGATGCAATGTTCAGTGCAACAATAGTTTCAGACTTAACTCTGAGATTGTCGTGCATATCCATGTAAGTTGTGATACCAACCCATCCTTCGTGAGTAGGTGCATATTTACGAGCATCACCAGATGCTGCATTTGCTACACCAAGTTCAGTTGCGTCTACACCAAAAATATCAAAGTTGGATGCATCCATACCTTGGTGATGGGTTGTGAACTTTGGCTCGTCACCAGAAGTATCAGTATTTCCCCAAAGAGACATGTTTCCTTACCTGTGAATCTTTATAAAGATATTTATAAAAAGTGAGGAATCACTCCTCACCTTCACGGGTGGCAATTGCCTTCTTGACAACTTCCAGTAATTGGTCATCCATATCTGTCTTAGTCAACTTAACCGCTTTACCCAGGATAACAAGACAGATCTCAACCATCTTCTCACCGAGTTCTTCATTTTCCGGAATGTTTGCAACAGCATCTTTAATAATCTTTGATGCGAGCGGAAGGAGAAATGCTAACATTGCTTTAGAGCATACAATACTCTATATAGCGACTTAATCTTTTATTTTGGAAGTCCCTTTACTCCTTCTCTTTTTAGACGATAATATCTCTTCAGAGCATCTGTAAACATAGGATCACCAGGTCTGTAGTCTAATCTATCAACTGGTTGTGGTCCTGCAAAAGATGGTCTACCTTTTTCCACATTTCTCTGCATAACTTGAGCAGCTTCTCTACGCTTATTAGCGTCACTAACAGCACGAGGATCTAGATTATTCAATCTATTTTTTTCTCTGGTGGCAGCGCGAGCAGCATCATTTGCCTTGCTCTTACTGAGTCTATCCAAGCTAGACTGAGAGGATCTTTGAAGTTGATTCAAATCATCCATAGTTCCATGAACACCCAATCTCTGGTCTTTAACAACATTAGATGCTCTTTGAGAAATAGCAGATCTTCCAGCGGTTGGTTTTGCTTTTGGAAGTAGACCTTTAACTACCCTAAAAGCTTTTGTACCATATTTTGTACCATATTGAATTGCCTTGGCACCAAGACTAAGAAGACCTTCATCAATCTGCTTTGATGAATATGCCTGTTCGGCAAACTGTTGAAATGTTTTCATACCCCTCACTTTCCTTTACTTTTTTTCTTTTTTTTACTGTAACCTTCCTTATAAAGACTTACAGGTTCCATCTTACCAGTCATTTTATCCATCTTAACGAAAGAAGCAGTCGCCATCTTTTCGTATGAATCTTCTGCATCATCACCAGTAGCAGCAAGAACTTTTTTACCCATTGATCTCAATTTGTTCTTAAGAACTTCACGGTAAGTTTTATCTGCTCTAGTATCTTCTTTTTTCTTTTCTTCAGGACCACAGTCCCCACCCATTCCTTCAGAAACAGAATCAGGACATGCTTTCATACCATGTACTTCACAGTCTTTACCTTCACCACTGTGAGCACAAGCATCTGCCTTTTTCTTCTCCGCAATCATTTCCATCAAACGACGCTGAGAAATAGACATTTCAACTTCAGTATGTGCGTAAATTCCTTTACGTACTTTATTCATTTTATCAATATCAGCACCATTTTCAGGCATTACTTTAACAACACCAGTAGAATAGTTATCTACACCAGTGCCAGTAATCTTGCCTTTGTTTTGACCTTCAGTTGAAGTGGTTCCATCAACAATCAACTCTTCTTTCATTGCTTTTTTCTTAGCAATTGCTGCATTGATTGCATCACGACGGTTATAGATGTACTTATCAGTACCATCTTTCTTACCATCGTTGTTTACATCACCATCTCTCTGTGCTGGATTCTTAGCAACAGGATCCATCTTTCCTTTCTTACCACGCTCACCTACAGGTTCACCGTGCTCAGTCATTTCAACTTTAAGACCTTTTGCTCTTAAAGCATTGATCTTTGCACGGTCAGCGTATCTTACATACGAACGACTAGTCTTCTCATCAGTAACTCTTACCTTATACTTTCTATCACTACCTTCATCTTCATAGACAAATTCTTGTTCTTGTTGATCTTCAACGAAAACCTTGAATAATGCATTAGCGACTGATGTAGTTGCACCGTCAGTCATTAATGGAGTATAAGATTCTTTCTTATCACCACCACCATCTTTGCCAAACAGTTTTGCTCTAACTGCTGCTTGCTCGGGAGCACTCAAATTACTATTTTGCATATACTGAGAGTATGCTGCTCTCAAGTCAATACCCTCTCTTCTAGCACGATATCGGATATCATACACTGCTTGACGGATTCTCTTCTCAGAACCTCCCTCACCACTTTCTTTTCTATCACTACCTTTTGCAGCAACAGGTGCTGCAGCAGGGGAGTGCTTACGTGCTGGAAGTTCTTCAAATATCTTTTTAGTCATCGGAAGATTTTACGATTACGATTTCCTTATCTTATATTTATTTATAAAGTCCTTTCCGCTAGACATAGTGCATCCTGGAACCATAGACTGCACATATCTAAAGTGAGAGTCTGTACCAACTTCTCTTTGATTTGCAGGTACACCACCCCTTTTCGTACCATTGACAACTGATTCATTAACATCTTTAATCCATGCCTTAAACATAATCTTATCTTCAGTAACACAAATAAGATGATTAGCACCTCTACGGATGATACGACCAATAAGACCAGTATTCATATTTTCAACTAACTGACCAATTTTAAAGATAGTCTTAGAGACATAATTTTCACGAAGAGTTTGTTGGTCAAACTTAGGTGCCATCTCCCAGATACCCCACTCTTCATTAATACCCATTGATGCACGGACAGTATTGAACAATTCTCTTGCATCTTTTGGTCTCATACCCTCAGGCATTGCAGATTTAAAAGTTCTGAAATCATTTTCTGATGCAGCAAGTCTCAATCTAGATGCAGACATCCCTTCAACTCCATCAGCATCAGGATCTCTATCACCAGCAGATAACACCTCAAGATTATCAAACTGATAGAGAGCGCCATTATAATTATTGGCAAGTTTATCAAACTCCTTTACTCTATCAGCACCACCAACAATTCTTACATTAGTATATCCATCATTATGTGCTTTTTTCAGCACATCAAAGATAGTTCTTGTATTTACATCGTTCTGAATTCTAGAACTATGAAGAGGGAACATACCTCTCATAAATGCAACCTTAGTATCAGCATCCAAAGGATTCTTTTTAGGATCATTTGAACGTGAAGGAACAATTAAATAATCACTATCTTCTTCAGCAGCAACTGCAGCTGCAGTATCCATCAACTGCAAATGTCCTGCGTGAGGTGGGTTAAATCTACCAAATGCAACAGTCAAAGTTCCTTTAGTTTTGGGAACTGGTGGTGGTCCTGCTTCCAAATCAGGACTAATTTCAACTTGTGGTTGTTCCTCTGGCACTGGTGCTGCCTGCTGTTCAGGAGGAACATCTTGCTGCAAACCAGGGTCATTGAAGTTTGGATCAGATATATTTTTTTCTAATTCAGTTTGGTTAGGGTCATCCCCACCAACTTTCTGACGCTTATTATAAAACTTTAATCTTCCCTTTTCAGTCTTTGCCACAAACTCACCCGTCTGACGGTCATACCAACCACCATGACCATCTCCTTCAAGACCAAGACGTTGTGCCTGCTGAGTTGCAGATTCGCTTAAAAATTGAAAAAAGGATTTCATTGATATCTATTTCTACTAAGAGCAAGAGAAACACTACCTCGGTTTGAGGTAACGTATCTGAGCATGTCGTTTTTTATCTTTATATATTTATTCTTTTCTTTGCCCCTACAGGAATCAATTTCCCTTTGAAGAGTCATATAAATGTATTTCACAAACTGCTCATAGTTTGTCCCATTGAAATCTTCTATGAGTTCTTTAATGTAGGGATTCATCTTTTTGAATATTTATGGAGTTAAGCGGACTCGAACCGCTGACATCCTGCTTGCAAAGCAGGCGCTCTACCAACTGAGCTATAACCCCTTGAGATAGTCCTTCTCAGTTTGATAAGGAACTATTTCACCAGTTTTGAGTTTGATACCATGAACAATCTCAGGAATCAACCACTGGTCAACCCGATAACAGTATTTCCAATTAACGGGTTGAATACAATTCATTATAACCACTGTCCAAAATGATGTCAAGTAATTAATTATTGTTAGCATCATCTTTCAATTTTTTAACTTCCCTATTAGTCCACAAAGCACCGAGAATAATAGCAGCGTAGAAAAGAGTGTCATCTAGCATCACTAGAAAAAATATAACAGAAGCACCATACTTAATTATATCAGGTAGTGGCGAAACTATTTTATCGAATAATCTACGGTATTGCTGTTCAAACTTGAAGTATCCAAGTGCAAAAATGGTGACTACAAACTCACTATACGGAACAACAAAGTATAATGAGAGGAAGATAAAGAGTGGCCAATAGTGGCGTTCAGGAATCTTCTTTACTAGTTTCAGATACTTTCTTACTAATTTCTTCATCTAAAATAACAATTGCTTTTCTAATTTCGATAGTCCGTTGAGAAGGAAACTCATAACTATCTTGAGAAGTAGAGCGAAACAGTGCTTCGCGCACTGCCGCTGCTTGTCTCAATTCCAGTTCTATATTAATCACAGATCTCCCTCCGCACGATTCTCAGAATAGTATACATCAAAAGATCCACCAGGATAACGTGCTTCCAGTTTTTTCACATTACGGGAAACGACCTCATCGAAAGAAACACCAAGCGCCATACATGCTTGGGCAACATACCACATCAGGTCACCAAGTTCAATAACAAGGTGTTCTTTGTTGTGAGTATCCCAAGGTTTACCTTGAAAAATCATCTTCTTGATAATTTCAAGGAACTCACCACCTTCTGCATTGATACCAACACCAGCAGTCAGGAGACGTTCAATGTTTGCACCCTTTTCGTCCAATTCAACCAGACGGTCAGAAAGAGCAACAAAATCAGTAGATGCATCAGAGGTGACAGCATCAACAAACTTTTCGTAGCGTTCAAAATCAACTTGCTTTGTCATTAGAATTTAAATCCGTCGAATGATTTTTTAGGTTTCTGTTCTTCTTCGTAATTATACTCTGCTTCTCGTCCAGAGTCAAGTATATCGTCTTGTGCAGACTGTTCACAATCATAAAGACGCATCTTGGCACGGTCAATACCAACAACAAATCTCTTGAAAACTGAGAGATCATTATAACGATTCTTCAACTGCTTCACCATAATCTGTCCCAATTGTTCCAGTTCTTCCGTGCTAATAAGGGCAAACATAAGATCAGCAGTAGCAGGGAGACCAAAGGATTCACTAGTATCAGTAAGGTCAACATCAGAGCTACCATAACCAGAACGAGTGGTCTGGGTGGCAGATACGATAGGGACCTCGGCCTCGACAGCCAATCCTCTAAGTTCCTCTGCAATAGACTTAACAAGAGTATAGGAATTAATATTGGCAGATCCTTTGTAACGCGACGAGGCGCAAATATTGAGATAATCCACAAATATGATGTCAGGTTTAAAAGACTTCTTAAGTGCAAGTTCATTAAGAAGTGCCTTAAAGTGTCCACTGTGTGCGCTTGCAGTAGGATACTCTTTAATTATAAGTTGACCCTGTGTTTTTTTGCTAAGACTAGTTACTTTGTTTTCAAATGAAGTTCTGGGAAGGTCTGCCAGATCTTGAATAGGAACATTCAGAAGGTTTGCATCAATACGTTCAGCAATTTTCTCCTCTGCCATCTCCATTGTAATGTAAAGCACGTTACGTCCGTTAAGCAAAACGGAGCTAGCCATATGACACATGAAAAGAGACTTACCAACACCTGTCCCAGCAAGAGCGACATTAAGAGTCTTGTTAGGAAGACCACCTTTCGTAATCTTATTGAAATACTCAAGATCAAACGGAATACGATCTTCTTTCTTATGATACGACTCATATCGTTCTTTATAGTCTTCTAAGTAATTGTGTCCAATATGATTATCAAAAGAAACCGCGAGTGCATCCGACAAGATTGAAGGAATAGCGTCACGGTTCTTTTCTTTGTCTCCACCATCGGCAATGCCAATAGATTCCATCAAAGCAAGATAAATTGCACGGTCACGACACCACTTCTCAGTAGTATCTTCCAACCATTTACTATCTGCGGGAGCATCCGTCAGAGATGAAGTAATCTCACGGGACTCTTTGACCTCTGTTTCAGAGAGATCAGTACGATTTTCTAATTCAATGGCAAGTGCTTCAATTGTAATAGCATTGCCATATTTCACAATAAACTGAGTAATCTCCTCAAAGATAATCTTCTCGGTTCTCTGTTCAAAATAATCAGGTTCAATAAACGGAATTACTTTGCGAGAGTACTCTTCATTGAAAACAAGGTTTCGCAGAATAGTTGTCTCAATTCGCTCCATAAGAATAAGTTTCTCTTGCAATGGTGTCCAGTTTTTCCATCACCTCAGGGGTGAAATATGTATCAGGGTCTTTCAGGATTGCTTTCGCGTAAACCTTTTTCCCATCCATCTCATATCGCCCAGCGACATTCTTCCAAAGACCGCCAAGTTCTCCCAATTCTAGCAGACCATAATAGCGATCAAGACCACGCTCGTCATAGAAAAGACGAACCGTAACATCTTGATTCTCTTTACTTAGACGCGACTTAGCAGTCTTTGCCTTGATAAGGTTTCCAACGATTTCTGTTCCATCTTTTTCCTTTTTCTTAGTAAGATGAATAATCGTGGACGCCGCATATTTAAGACCACTGCCGCCACCCATCTCTTTAGTTGGAACGTATGCACCGATGACATCGTAAGTGTGGTTAGTAACAATCATTGGAATGTTTGCCTGACCCAACTTGAGTGTGAGCATTCTGAAGGCACCTTTGATAAGTTGGGATTTGGTCATGTCCCGAACTTGTTTGTCGTTGAGTGCGTCAGTAATCTCTTTCTCAGTGGAAAGCATTCCCAAAGAGTCTAACACAAACATACAAGGTTTGCGTTCATCTTCAGGTTTTTTTAGATAAAGATCAACTGCCTTCAGTGCCTTACTACGAAACTCCTCAACAGTAACCACATTCACCACAACAGTGCGATCTAGGTCAACACCCCGACTTGCGAGAAGAGACTTGTTAACAGCGGCTTCAGTGTCAAAATATAAGCAATACCCATCAGGATTAGAATCCAAGAAGTTTTTGACAACGGCGAGACTGAAAAAAGTTTTTCCAGTACTAGACTCGCCAGCAATGGCAGTAATCTTATTCCCAGATACACCACCAAATATACTACCTGAAACGAGGGCGTTAAAAATGTACGAACCCGTGTCCACAAAACTTTCACTTTCATCAATATCAGAAGCGAGTTTGGTAAAGTCATCACCAATCTCTTTTACAATTTCAGTTAGAAAATCCATTACAATACAAATCCAAATTTTTCAGTATCAACTTCAGTCTTGATAGAATTCATCTGACGAGTTGCTTTAACATTATTGAGTTTTTGATAAAGTGCTACATCACCACCCAGTCGCAATGCACTGATGATGGTGTCCAGTTCTTTGTCGTTGATAGGCAGTTCCATTTAGCCAAAAAATAGTTCCAAGTTTACAGTTTTTTCAACATTCCATCCAATCGCATCAAGAATTGATTTAAGTGGTTCAACAAAACTCTTTTCAAATTGTAGGTCATAGTCAATGTACTTGTCAAGACCAAGTTCTGTCGGGAAATCTTGAATGAAAGAAATAACATTCTCTTGAATGATATTCGGTTTTTTCAGGTAGAGAAACTTAATTTTCTCACCGTTGTTGATAAGTGAATATTTATTGGTGAGTTTTTTCTCCTTAATATAATGATTAAAGAGAAGAGCACCACGACAATGAATGGGAGTTCCCTTTGCATAAATGTCTGAGTAAGAACGGTACTTTACCACATCTGACACAGATCTGGGGAATGCAATTTCTTCTGGAGGAAGTTGTTTGAATTCCGCACGACACTTATCAATGAAGTTAATAACATCTTCTTCTGTAGCATTCATCATGAGTTTAAGACCTTCCTTAATCATCTTACGACAAGGAGCAGGAGTGGAAGATTTAACTGCCTCAATACCCATCATCTTCAGTTTAGGTTCATCATAACGAACACCTTCACTGTCCCATACGTTGAGAATATATCGCTTCTTAGCAGTCCAGATACCACGTTCAGCAATGTTCTCACGTTTCATGAACATTTTTTGGTCGTAGGCGTTGACGTAATCCGCCAGTTCTTGGTAGCAACGGTCAATATACTTTTCAAGTTCCACCTCACAGATCTTATTAAGGAACGTGACAATGCCTTCAGTAGTTTTCTCTCTTCCCTTGTATACACTTTCAACCAGAGGACCCATATTAAGATAAATGGAATCGGTATCAGAAGCAATAACATAATCTTCACCTTCAGTTTTCAATACCTTATTCAGGTATTTGTTCATCCTATTCTCAATCCAACGGATAGAGACTTGACCAGAAAGCGTAATCGCCTCCGCATTGGCCAATTTATAGTACCTAAAGTACTGATTACCAATAGCACCATATGCAGAGTTGAGTTGAATCTTGCGAGCCATCTGAATGTTATTGCATCGCGCAATCTCTTTCTCCAGTGCCTTAGTTGGAGTCTTTTCATAATCTTGCTTTGCCTGAAGCATCTTCTTTTTATAGATGGTGCGATCTTTATAGATCTTATCCATCAACTCTGGAAGGAATCCACGCTTATCCTTACGGTACATTGAACCGTTAGCACAAACAGCATTATCCTTATAGAGTTCAAAATTTATTTCCTCATTAAGGATTCTATCAACTGTTGACGAGGGATGGCGTTCCTCCAGTAGGGTCTCTGGCGAGATATTGTACTGCATAATAAGGTGAGGGTAGAGACTATTAAGGTCAAAACTAACCACCCAATCATACTTTCCTGGAATCGGTTCCTTGACATATGCACCTGCATACTTAGAGTCTTTATCAGAACGAACGATTGGTGGAATAACGATATTTCTCTTTTTGAGATAGTTGTAGATAATCGTATCCCACATACGAACCTGGGAGAACACATCAGCATAGTTCGCCTTAGCGTCATACGCCATAACGATTGCTAGTTCAATCAGTTTCATCTTGTCTTCCATACGGTCAACAAGTTCTACGTCAATGATGTTATATTCTACAAACTTTTGCCACCCATTTGTGTAAAAGTCTTTGAATGTATCAAACTCACTGTGATCTAGTTTCTTCTGTCCAAGTTCCACACTCGCAATATAGTCCAGACGATAGGACTCCTGCGCTTTATAAGTAAACTTCTTATAAAGATTTAGGTAATCAAGTTGCGTGATACCCCCAACATCATAAGA